TTTAAATACATGGGTATCTGCCGTCACGGATGCTAACTTAGCATTTTGTGCATTCTTAACCAGCGTATAGGTAATATCTGAAGAAATGTTGACGGTGTTCTTTGTTTCTGAGTCGTAGTAACTGATATAACAAATGTAAGTGATCATCCCCGAAGATGACGTAGCAAGATTATCCTTATTTACGGTAAGGATTCCTCCCGCCACGGTCTCTCCTGCGATCAATGCGCTTTCCGCCCCTGTCCCATCTTTTCGTTTCCAATTGATAGATAATCCTGACGCACCTAATGAAAGATTCGTCTGATCCAGAAAAATAACAGGAGTTAACTTCAAATTCGTGACCGCCCAGCTTGGAGCATAGGTATGTGGCAGCACGTTCGGATTTTCACTCTGCGTTTTGGGCAGATTGGACGTGATGTACGCTGATAGTTTTCTTTGATCTGTAATGTCAACGAATGTCTGTTGACTGGAAGTTAAAATTGTAGCCATATAAAATTCCTCCTAAATCTTAATCTCACAATAAAAGGATGCATTATCCTGCACATCTTCTGTCGTGATTACAATCGATTTCCTTCCTGCATGAAGCCGATCCCAATCCGCATCTGTTTCCTCATTTCCAGAGTTACGATGCCAACAGAATGCAGACGCATCCAATGTATCCGTTATCTCTTTATCCCAAGAATATACCCGGCACCTTATGGTGCTTTTCTGTCCCCGGTCTTTGAAAATATTTACTCCCTCCACCAATAGTTCTGTCCGATACATCTTTGAAGATTGTATTTCTTCTACTTTCCCCGACATATCTTCCAATTTGGAATCTTGATCCATGATATCTTTTTCCAATGTATTCAGATTCCCATGTTGTTTCGCCGATAAGGAAGTCAGTGTTATACTGGACGCACCGATTGTAATGGTGTTTCCCGATGGATTCAGATAGTCTCTTGTTTTACTCACGCAAAGATATCTTCCATCAATTCCATGTGGCGGAGACAAACAGTCCACGTATTGTCTAGCATGAATATCCATAATATCAACACCTGCATCTGACTCATCCACAATGGAAAGTTCCATACTTGTGATACCTTTTGCCAATTCTGCCACCCGGCTTTTCGCTTTTCTTAGAAGATTCCCCGGCTCGGTTACATCATCCCAAACTTCTACTGTCCAAATCCACCCTATCTCTTTTAAGGCTTTTTCATCATAAACATACTCTACTCCTTCATTTACGCCTGTAATGGTCACTCTTTTTCCAGTTTCCACTTCATTCCCGTCTTCATCCGTTTCTTTAATTTTTGCTCCAAGTGGAATCAAAACCGTAATTCTCTCCGTATGATCCTGAGCAATTTTTACATCCAAAAGATTTTTACCGTACTCTACTTTTTGTAAAGAAAAGGCTGTGAAATCTTCTAGATAATCCAATATTTTTCCTTCTTGTGTATATCGTACCTGTAAGTACCCGGCATGCGTTTTCAGTAGTTTTTCTTGTATTGCGTCCAATGTTACGGAATACTCAGAGCTGCTATAAGAAATATAATCATTGTTATCCTTCACAGTCACATTTCCTATATGAAACTGTTTCTTTTTCTCTACCCGCTTATTATGCTCTGTCAGAAACATTTCCAAAAGCCCCTTTAAATTTCCTTTATATGAATACGGAGGCTGCATGGAATCTTTCAGATATGCAAGTGCTGATTCACAAGTCCATGTATGGGTATTATAAAAATCAATCCCGTCATCCAGCGCCCTGCCTTCAAATACCGTCTTCTCTCCTTTTTTACACACAATTTCAGAAGACATCGGTTTCACATCTTTCAGATACGGATGGTTATAAGGTGCAGACAAGATCAGACTGTCAATGTTTTCTGCATCTTCTTTTACCTGTGCCTGAGTAATTGCAAGACGGGAAAATTGCGGATGATAGAACAACTTTCCATCCACATAAACACGAAATAACTTCATAATCTCCCCTCCCGATAACGGAAGGTTGTAACACTTTCTCCCTTGACACTCAGTCGGTTTTCCCCTGCTCCAAGTTCCATTTCCGGGAACTCCCATGTTCCGGCACTTACGGATTTCTCATAGG